GAAAAAACATCTGAATACAATCACCGCGACTCAACCTACCTTCTATTAATGGATAATAGTATTCAACGCGCGGTATTTGACTATACTTCATCCGCTGTATTTCATCTAAGGATATACCAAGCCATACCTGCGTCATTGGCATATGCTTTCTAGGCTTTAATCCATGCAGCTCACGGATCTTTTTGATTACTGGATCAATTTTATATTCCTTTGTACACTGCCTGCGTATCATCCCACCATTCTCAGTGAATCCTGGAATAGATGCAAACCTGTGGCCAGTAGAGTTTTTTTGATTTAAAATATCTTTATAAAGATTTTTCTCATCTGTGACATGTATTGGTATGCCGTTATTATATTTTGCCCAATCCTGCAAAAATTCTAGTATCTCGTAGGTCCTTGGTAACTCTGCTCCAGGGTCACTAAATACGGCATGGTCTGCGCGTTCTATTCTACCTAAACTGCTCATCATGTACATCGCTGTGCTTTGTACACCTAACCCAAGTGATATAACTTTCATCATTAGCTGAACTCAGGAAAGTATTCGTATGAATAGAACCACTTCCTGCCTTTTGTTTGATTGTTTTTGCCTGTACTCAATGCTAAACTAATTGCATGAGTGTTCTCGTATGGTACATAGGCAATTATATTCTTTGGCTCATAGTATATTGCAACCACATCTACTCTATTGGTATCTTTATACTTTGTAGTATCCACTTCAATTGCTGTACCTCTACGTAACTTCGTCACACACTTAATTTGCACTCTTTTTATTGCAAAGATTTTTGTTTCTACAATCATATCTACCTGCGTAACATCCACTTCTGGTAGATAGATATTATATCCTTGAGAAAGCAAATCTTGGCGTATTGCCAATTCGCCTATACGACCTTTCATCATACTATGCATATTGATCTAACGCCTCCATAGGTCTTAACTGGTCTGCCTGTAACGTAAACTTATCACCATAGCCAAGATCCATAATATTATCCTGCGTTAAAAAATCTATGGATGGTATCCATCCTTCCAGTACAAATGTAGGAGATTCATCACGCACTAATATAAATACGTCACAATCTGTATGTTTCTTTTTCAATTTGGCTTGCAGGTAGCCACTGGTAAACTTTGTGGTCTTTACATCCACTCTCAAGTTATTATATATTAAATCGTAACCGCTATAATGAGGACCTATCACCATGTCGGGATAGGTGTTATATTTCTTACAGACGGCTAATTCACCGCTAACACCGCGTAGATCTATTTCTAAACTACGTGGTCCGCTGGAGATCATTCCATTGACTTGGTTCTGATCCATTTTTGCTTTCGCTAATGCTTTCGCCAGTCTTAATTCCATTTTGTTTAGTATTATTTGCATGTGGATGTTCCTTTTCCATTGCAGCATACAAAACCATATAATTAACTACGTCTAAACATCTTTGGTATGTGGTTTCATCGCTGTGTGTTTTACCTGTTTTTGCATCGTTGCATATCGCATCGACATGTTTTAAGACATATACCATTAGTGCCTGCTTTGCAGTAATTCCAAGCCGTTCCGCAACATGCTTAAAATTATAAAATTTATCTTCATTACTAATCGTATACTCAATAGACTTGTTATCACTAATCTGTGAGGCTTCCGCAAACATGCCCTCTCTGAACTTATTATATTCTTCGTATATCATTCGCTCTCCCAGTCAATAAGTTCTCGTAAACTATCTATGGTAACCTGCAAGCTCGCAATCTCTGCATCCATCGCAACCAATGCACTTTCTAAAGAAATATATTTCTTTTTGTATTTTTCGATTACTTCTTGCTGATACGCATTCCAGCAAAACTCTTGCTCTTCTACTTCTTCTATGTTTGTAAATAAACTCATACTGCCTCTCTTTTCTTTGTTTTGTTATCTATGTTTCTTAACACCTCATCACATACTTCTAACGCTATATCCATACGTTGATCTTCATCGGCTAATGTTTTTCTTAACACTTTCTCTATCGCATCACCTACTGTCTCTACTAAAGCTGCGCGTAAACTGGGTTTCATTGGATGTGGCATTCTCTCTCCTGGTTAAAGTGAAGCGGAATCACGACTATCACGATCTTTAGACACGCCATTTTCTTGGTTATGGGTTTCTACGATTCCGCTTTTAAATAAGTTCTTCATCCATTCATGCTTTACGATCCATAGCCAAGGCTTACGATCCTGTCGAACCATAACTACATCTGCATTCCTAAATGATAAAAAATCTGCAATCTTTTTTCTGCGCTTTACCTGCACTAAAATTGTTAGGTCACCTTTGGTAGCCTTAACATCTATATCGCTCTTCTCTCCAAAGCTACGACCATCACTGCCCCATGATCGTTCGGCAATGAAGCCAAGGTCGCGGAGCAATTCAACGACCTCAACTTCACCTTGGTAGCCTTTACGTGATGCTTTAGAAGGCATTAAAACGGCAGCTCTTCTTCATCTTCAGCAGTAGGTGTAACATCAAACACTTTCTCAGGTTCATATGTCTCTTTAAAAGACTTGAACATCTTCTCTGCTTCCTTGTTTAATGGTGCTTTAGGACATGGAGTTACTGTATAGGTAGTATCCATTCCATCACCATTTTTAGTGACAATCACATCATAGTCTCTAAGGTTTCCCCATTCACTATTGCGATCTAGCTCTGTAAGTTGCTTCTGGACAGTACTCTGTGTAATGTCGAGAACCTTGACTGAACTAGCACTATAAACTGGAAGTTGCCAAAAGTGCTTTGGCTTTTCTCCTGCTGGTGCATCACCTGCTTTTTTGATCCTAACTGGCGTTTTATCATCTTGCCAATATTGATAACCTAATGTTGGTCTATCCAATATTCGGAATCTGTTTTCGCCTTTGACAAATTTCATAAAACTACTTTCACCTGCGCTTGGCACGCTATAAGTCGCTTCTAAGAGTCCACTCATCTTTACTCCTTTATTGTATTATAGTTATAACCTTTGCGATCAATGAGAGCAATAACAGATTTATACGTTTCTTCATCTATCGTTGCCTTTACACCAATATCTGACTTCCAGACTTTTCGCGCTCCAGGTATGTATGTTTTGGATTTACCCAAAATTTTACGCACTTTCTGTGCAAATTGTACTCTTTCTTCTTTATCTTCTATATGAATAGTTAGGAACATGGACAGCACCTAATGGCGAAAAGAGAGAGAGAGAGTAGGTGTGGAAACGCCACTTCAAACAGCACTGTCCAAATAAGAAATAAATTTAATAAGGCCATGTAATAAAATCCATCTTTAGACCTAAAACACGAGCGATACGAACCTTATGCTCGTGGCGAAACTTACGTTTACCTCGCATCATTAGTGAAAGCATAGATTTATCTAGAGCGATTTCGCGCGCTAATTGGTTCTGACTAAAACCACACTCTCTCATATGTTGTTGTAAAGGCTTCATAAGTGTTGACAGATATTAAACCAGTTGTCAACACCATGCAAGTGTTATTTATATATTAAAATTCTTCTTCGATTCTAGTGCCTACAGTATATACGTCAGGTGCTACCTGTTGCATATCTAGGCTATTTTGTGCAAATCGAGCAAACAAATGTTCTGACTCTGCGTTAGATCCAGTAGATGTATTGTCAATACTAAATATAAATGGTCTACTCGGACCATCTACCATATTCCACACATCAGAAACCACACTATCATTGCCATGCTGATAAGATGGATATTCACTTGGTAGTAAGTCTGAATCCTGTAAGTAACTATACGTTAAATCATATGCCTGCCTACCACCATATACATTCTGCCCATATGTTCCAAGAGCAAATGGACTTTTAGAGGTACTTGATGCAGTTCTTCCAAAACTAGTTGCAGTAGCATAACGCTGTCCACCTGCGGACTCAGCTACATTGACCTTATCATAAATAATAGATCTAGTTAGGTTGAGGTCAGGTGAAAAAGGCATATCAAAGTATTCACCAATCATAATACTGCCTACAATAAAATCTGTGCTACCATCCCATGAAGTATCGCCTTCAAATTGTATCGCCCAATAACGCAAGTCCTGCTCATCAAACGTAAGTACAGTTGTGCCATCTGATGCAGGTGTCACTGTAACTGTTTTATTAGAATCAGAAGCAGCTATTGTATCTGCGTTGACAATTCCTGTAGCATTAACACTACTCCAATTTATATCAGCAGTATCTGCATTTGCACCATCTAAAGCGGTAATATCACTTGCTATATCACCTGCAAATATCTTAAAACGTCCACCTGCGCTATTTAAATTATGATTTAAAATCGCAATATAATTCTGTTTATAACTAGCAGTTGTAAAACTAAAATTGGTTAATACATGTTTAGAAGTATTTGCAGACGTATCAAATGTCACTTGATTTAGTGGTCTAAGATCAAATAACTCACCTGCGCTACCTGCTTGAACTGCAATCGTATTAGCAATATCTGACTTTACGATACCAATCTCAGAGCCTCTTGCCCTATGATAACTAATTAAGTCTGGATAAAATCTTGGTGTTTTTATAGTTTGGTTAGCCACTAGCCTACCTCTCTTGCTGTTATGCTTACCTTACCTGGTGAGCGTTTTGTTTCTACAATCATAAAATATGTACTGGTACTAAAGTTAGTGCCAAACATCTCTACTGGCATGTCTGTGAATGTGACTATATCACCAGTTTCGAGTTGGCATCCTTTCGCTGGATTGACTACATCGCATTGAATGATTGTTTTTATTTCTCCAATTAAATTATTATAATAAGAATAAAAATCTGCATTGCAATCGGAATTTGGTGATGTTGGTATTGTTCCTACATTTATGTCTAACGATTCAGTTTTTATACCTTCTTTTGCACCTAAATTATATTTAGCACGTGTTGCAGTATTAGTTGCGGTTACGCTATTATAATAACGACCACTTTCCGCAGGATGCAAATGATTATTTACAATCATTTTAGTGGTTAATTCATCTAGTCCAGTAGTGCTAATTTTTATATTACTAAGATCGTCTTTAGTCATATTTAAAACATTGCCATTACTTTTTAAAGTATCATATTCACTAGTTTGTACTACATAGATATACTTTAATAATCCACTAGAATCCATTTTATAACAAAAAGAAAATTCATATGCAAGTTTATCTAATACATCTTTTAAAGAAACTGGTTCTAACGCCCAATATCTACCTTTCCAATTATTAATAGCACGATCCGTATTTAAAGCACTATAGTTAATTGGATCATAACTTCCTAAACCTGCAAACCTCATTAGTAAATCACGATGAATATCATGCCCATGCGCAATTGCACCATCGTCCCAAGAAGCCGTTAACCCATCTCTACCTATGTATAAATTCTTTAGATTAGAAGCAGCATTTACACTTGCGTTAGTGCTACCTTTAGTCTCATCATATGATTCTTGTATGTCACAATATAAAACCATATCAGTAAATCTTAATGTACATGCAATTGTATTTGTATCTACTGATCCAATTTGAGTTTGTAACCGAACAGTGTTTAAATTATTATTAGAAAGGCTTAATCCAATTGAACCATAATCACTACTACTTACAGCTACTTGACCAGCATAACCATTTGGTTGTGTAATCGCAACATTTTGATTCGGAGGAACTGTTCCATTATACATATCACCATCTGAACCATTGTGCCATATTTTTATAAATATATCAGCATTTACTTGTGATGGAGCAGTAACAATACTTCCTTTTACATCGACATCAAGATCATTAATTTTTTTTAATTCACATGCATAATTATAATATACAGTTTTTATTGTAGTATCATTAATAGTACCAGTGAAAGTATGTAATAGACCATTGGTCCCATCATAATCATCATAAGTCAAATGTTCTGTATTAGAAAACGTGCTAGTACCTTTAGAGCTTATATTGGTAGCGTTAATTCTAAAACGTCTACGCATTTCTCTTTTTACAATACCAATATTAACATTGGTATCATATCCTAATACTAAATCTTTAGTTTGTGCAATATAATTATCTGCTTTAATTGGCAAAAAAGCATCAGCGGTTTGGTCGTAGTAGTGAGGTCGTAAATCTGAATGCGATTTTGTTGTAATAATTAAATGATCATCGGTAATGCCTTTTCTTTTAAAAGGCGCAGGATATAATGCATTTGTATGCTCTCTAACTAAACTTTTATCACCATGCTCAATGTAATCTCCATATGCAACAGGTTGATATATATCGTTTTGAGATTTTACTTGTGGAAATTCAATTTTATCCCAAGGTCTATGCGCATTTATTTGTAATGCTAGTTTTTGTTTTTCATTTAATTGTATATCAACTAATCTGCCAGTAAAAATACGTTGGCAATCACTAATAGAATCTGAGCCGTTAAACTGCGCATATACACGAATATTTTTATTTAAATAATTATTTGTACCATTGAATATTCTTTTATAGACATCAATCCCATCAAAAACTACATTCGCTACATTTAGAGAAATATTACTTGTAGTTGAAGTACCACTAGTGATACTAATAGAATCACGTACACTTACATTGTTATTTAATACTGCGCCAGGATAAAAATTATTATCTACTGTGGTATCGCTAGTAGCTACACCAAAACTATGAATAAATTCATCAAAACCACCAACTGACCATGTAGCACCTGTAATAGTGCCACTATTTGAATTACTACTACTATCTAACACTGTTGATCCTGTACCTTCATCTAGTTTCCAGTATCCAACTAAGTTCGATGCAGTGCTATCAATGGTTCTGTTATAGTAGTGTGCAATTTGGCTATCTGATCGTGCTACACTCCAAACTCTTGCGTGAGCTATTTCACCATCAAATTCATTGTTTTGTTCAAAATTAGCACCAATAGACACAACTCCAGATGTACCACCAGTTGGATCATTAGAAACATTCGTTGTTACAGTTCCAACTTTTACACCATCAACATAGTATCTCATTTGGTTTAGGCTATCATCTCGCAATACAGCTACGTGATGCCAATTATTTGCGGTAATAGCACTAGTAACAACAGTATTTGATACATTTGATCCAGTACCATATTGATATTTACATCGTAAACCATTATTACTTAAAGCAATTTGCCAATTTGTATTTTTAGCTACGGTTGATCCATCCTGACTGCGTTCTAATATAATTTGCGTACCACTACTAGCACTATAAGCATCTGGTTTAATCCACGTTTCTAATGTGAAATTAGTATATAGTCCTAAAACATTACCAAAAGATACATAGTCATCCGTACCATCAAACTCTAAACACGTATCATTATCGGCACTAAATTGAAATAGCCAATTCTCATTGACGTTGGATTCTGATGGCGCATTACTTAATGCCATACTATGCTAATCCTTGATTGCTAACTTTCTGTATTTCTGGAATTAAATTATCTCTTACAAACTCATCGTTACCAATCATGTTCCCTGAGATATTGATAGTAACACCACCTGCGTTGCCAGTTCTATTCATATTGGCTAGGTTCTGTACTCCAATATTCTGCACTGCGGATCTCTTCATTATAAACTCACCTGCCTGTGCTAAAATAGGCACATTGTCTTCTCCTTGTACTTGTCCACCTTGCGCAAAGCGTTGGATTCCGTTATCTTTTACTAAACCACCTGTGTGCGCAGTCATCATCCCAATACCTTGAATAATTGCACCTGGTATCTGTCCACCAGGTATCAAGCTAATAATACTACCCATTATCCTTATCATTTGACCAGCGGTAACTTCAGCATCAGACTTTAAAGTCTGCATGGCATTAGCCGCCATTAAAATACCACTTGCAAACTGGTTAGATAAGTC